TTAGCTTTAACTCTAGTGTCAACTCTTTTTAGATCGTTCTCTGTCATCATGACCATCTCCGTTTAATAATTTTTTTCTAAAACTTTCAACAGTTGTTTTATTTTTCTTTGCTTGATGTTCTACATAGTCATTCAATAATTTAGAGACCATAGCTCCTGGAGCTCTAAACTTTGATTTGCAAAGTGATTTTAAAATTTTATAATCAGTAGCAGGAATTGCTACTGACTTCCATTTATTGATGTCCATCTTTGACCTCCATATCAGATGTGAGTACTAAAGGTTCCATTGTTTCTGTAATACCTAAAGCATCTTTGAGTCTTTTATTTTCTTCAGTAAGCTTCTTAATGTTTTCATCAAGTAACTTAATTGTGCTCATTAATTTATTAAATGCATTTTGCATTCTAACTAATGAGTTTAATTCACCCTCTGGTTTTTGACCTAAAGGTAAAACATCTGACGTATCAGATGTTGGATTACTTTCTGTAGTAATTCCTTTTGGTTCTAGTATGATTGCCATTTTTTTATCCTCCATTGTAGGTTTGTTTTTATTATGATATCTTAAATATATGGGAGATAGTTAAAAGTCAATGAAAATAATTTTAATAATTTATGTGTGTTCAGTAGTTAGTAATAACTGCATGCCTCCTATAGAATTTAAAATTCCTTATAAAGACTCATTCGATTGTTATATAGATGGCTACAAAAAATCAGTAGACTTATTAGAAGAAATGGGTAGAGATGAAGTAAATACATATGAGATTTATACAAAATTTACTTGTAAAGAATTATTAGAAACTTAATGTTAATAAAATTTATACTACTAACTTCATTTTGTTTAACTTACCCAAATGGAGAGACAAAGTGTGGACAATACCTCAGAGATAACCTCTCAGATGCCTCAGAATGCAGATCTATGGCTAAGGCTATAGGTACAGCTCAAAAACGTAAGATCGAAGGATTAGGGGGCTCTATGGCCTCTTATAGTGTATTTTGTTATGCTATTGACAGTCAGGGCATGGATATTGACCAAAGCTTTGAAATATCCTATAATATCTTATGACAGCTTATCGTATCAAAGCATACATGGGAGGTCTGCAAGTAGACCAAGTAGTCGAAGCAGCCGATGGTAAAGAGGCGATATTGAAAGTGTCTGAACAAGTGGAGGATGGTAGTGCCGAAGTTATCAATGATGGCTTCACGGGTAATAAAAGACTCCACGTAACATACGAGGAGATCGTAGATGTTAAGTAAAGAAAAATTGGAGCTACTTAAAAAGCTTCAACATAAAGAGCATGCTTGGTCAGCTAGTCTTATGACTCATGGTGGTTGTACTACTGAGATGTTGGCAACTGAGAGTGAAATAAAATCTCTTAGAAATCAATTAAAGCATCAAGATGTTCAAGAAAATTTAGCAGCAACAGGCTAAGTTTTAACAGGTTTTAAAAAACTAAACTTTTTTCCTAGGGATTCTTTCGGCTTAATAAACTCATAGTGGTTTATAATTTTTAATAGTCTTTCTCTTTTAACAGTAGCATACGGTAAAAATAATTTTGCAAGGTGTAATGCTTTTTGATGAGAGCATCTCCATCTCCACTGATCTACTCTACCTAATGATCCCTTACCTATACCTTTAAAATGTATACTTCCAACTTTAACAATATCATAAAAATTTTTAATACAATCTAAATCAGTCATTGCAACTTCCATTGCAACATTCCATTTTAAATAAGTCTTACCGTTTGGTTTTTTACATTTATATTGTGCATAATTAATGTTACCTTCACCATCAAATAATCCTGCTGCATAAGCTATTAAATCTTTGTTATCATGAGGAAAATTTCTATTTAGCATCACCCCAACTCTTTCCTAATCCAACGTCAACTACTGAAGGTACTTTAAACTCAATTGATTTTTCCATTATACCTTTGATCTCTTTTGCATGAGCATCATCCTTAATATTAAAACAAAGTTCATCATGTATCTGTAACATAGGTAGGTGACCTGCTTTGTAACAATCCAACATAGATTGTTTTGTTTGATCAGCTGAGGATCCTTGAATTAATCTATTCAATGCTTTGTATGTATAGGCTCTCTTAATATTATCCTTACCATATTTAGCTACTGCATTATCAAATGTTTCGGCTTGGTGTAATCCAAAGTCTCTTGTCTCCCATTTATCAAATCTACACTTTCTACCCTTCTTAGTTCTAATAACACCCTTCTCATCTGCTGCTAACTTACATCTGTCAGAAAGTTTTCTAATAAAAGGTACCTTCTTATTATATTTTTCAATTAAATCATCTGCCTCATCTTTTGTAACTCCTAATGATAATGCTAATTTATTTTTACCCATTCCATACATTATGCCAAGGCCAATAGTCTTAGCTTGAGTTCTCTCTATACCTACAAGATCTGCAACTGTTTGATGAAAGTCTGCACTATTATCTTTATATGCTTCAACTAATTCTTGAGATCCTGCGTAACCATTGTCTCCAATAGATGCTGCATAATGCACAGTCATCCTTGGTTCTTGTTGTGAATAGTCAAATGAGCCCCATTGATAGCCCTCTTCTGGTATGAATAGTGATCTGATCTTAGGACCTAAATCTTTATTTCTAGCAGGTACTTGTTGTAAATTTGGGTTGCTCATAGATAGTCTACCCGATACAGTTCCTCCAGAATCTGATCTAAGTTGTTGTATCTCTCCATGTATTCTACCTTTGACCTGGTATCTTAAAATGGATGATAGGAAGGTACTATGAAATTTATTTACCTCTCTGGCTTGCACAATTAACTGCGCTAGTTTATGTTTGTTATTTATTAACCAATTTTGTGTAAAGGAAGGCTCTTTTGTTTTTTCAGTTCGTGGATAATCTAACTTCATTTTGTCAAAAGCTTTGGCGATCTGGCGTGATGCCCAAATGTCTACTTCTATTCCTGATTCTTTTTGTATGGCCACCAGTATTTCTTTTTCTTGGATCAACATTTCTTTTTTTAGTTGTTCAGCTAATTCCACTTGGACTCTCACTCCTCGTTGACGCATTTTTATCAACACCGGAATTAATTGTTGTTCTAGATCCCACACAGTTTCTAGACTCTGCGTTCTTATCTCTTGTTTAAATCTCTGCCATAATTTTAATGTAAGCACTGCATCTTGCTCTGCATAATATCCAACATGCTCTGCAGGTAACTTCCACATCTCTGCTTTAGGATCTATACCATGAGCTGCGGCAGCTTCTCTTAATTCTGTTTCTGCTTTTATCTCACCAAGATAATCAACTGATAATGCGTTCAATGAATAACTAAATCTATTCTCATCTATTAATGCTGCGGCTATCATTGTATCTACTATTGGTCCGTTGACCGTGATCCCTGATGCTTCTAACCATCCTACATCATACTGAGCATTGTGAAATACTTTAGTACAAGGAAGTGCACATACATCCCTCATATATTTTTTTACTTGTTCAGGTATCATGTTACCACCACCTAAATGACCAAACGGAAAGTATCCTTGCCATCCATCAACAGCCACTGCAAAACCTACAATCTCTCCTTTACCTAAAGCCCATCCAGCTCCAAGCTTTTCATTAATACCATCGTCTCTAGTTTCTAAGTCAATTGCTATCTCAGTAGCATTAGATAGATCCTTATATTCTGATGGTGTATTCCACATTGATTTTTTAAAAGTTAACGTAAGCTGTAGTCCGTTCATTTCTTTTCCTCTTTCAAATGTTGTTTCTCTAATTCACAATAATGAATAATCTTATCTATATCTTCTATTGTTTTACCTTTGAATAAATATCTACATACATATTTAATAACATTAGCTTGAAATGGATTGAGACCATTCTTTCTTATAAAAGTCCATGGTTGAATAAAAAACGATTGGTAGTGATTCCCACCAATTTGTTTTTCATCTGCATCTTTAGCTTCATCAAACATTGCTTTATTTGTCATTTTTCTCCTGGACATAGATTAAATAGTCTGACCCAATTGGGTAGTTAAACTTATAGTCTGTTCTTAATAAATGTAAAGTTTTTCTTGCTCTTGTTGCACCGGTATACCAAACCTTACGTTCATCACTTTTTTCTTGTTTGTTTTTATTTGCATAATCA